TGATAAAAATAGAAGTTCAATTCTAATTTTTATCCTAGTGAAGTTGCCACGTTAAACAACTCTGAGACAAAATGGACAAGTGGAATCCGAAGAAGTATCAAAAAGTGGAGGAGACTTTCCAGCTGCTAAGGTCGAGATCTCGATATGTGCAGCAGTTGCAAAAGGATGAAAAAGAGAAGAGAGTGTGGAATCCATCTCGCTATGACAATTCAAAGGATTACGCAGGAGGAAGAGGATCTATAGGCCAGGTGATATCGCACATGCAAGACTACTTGTCAAAGTATAGTGTTGGCGCTATGGAAGTGCTGTCTGAGGAGAACATAGATGTGTGGTATATGATAATGGGTGATCTTGAAAGAAAAGCGAATCTGGGAGAAAACACATGTGGCATAAGAGCGGATTTCGAGTGGACACAGATGGCGTGCAGTGTGGTGACGCACGCCGGGCAGAACACTGAATTGGCATTTAGTGCGACGACAGCTGAGGTGATAAACAAAAACATGAATGACAGGGCGAAGATACAAAAAGCAACGGGATTTGAGATGCCAGACGTCCACAATATGAGGAGTGGAGATGCCGAAGATTTGAAGCGGTTGATACTTGCAGCTGCCGGAGGTCAAAACAAATTCACGAGACTTGTGAAGGGTATGAGTCTGTATATAGATATGCTAATATATGGGAACCAAAGGTTTGAAGGCCAGATCAAGAACKCTGCCGAATACAATCTGCAGAACGTTCTAGCTGCATTTAGGGCCAAGGACAGATCGCATTCATATTGCTCAACCGAACATTCTGACCCGTACTTCGTGTTGATGTACTTGATAGGGCTGGAGTACCCTTTCAATGGGAACAACATGAAGTGCAGAGGCGCCACGAGGATTCCAGCCGATGCTGATGACCATTGGGTAATGGTACGCGGGACTCCTAACAAATCGGAGTTAAAGACTGGTCTGACCGCTAATGCGGTGTGGGCGGGTATGGTGAGCTACGCATCAGAAATGGAGGTGTCTGATCAGCTAAGCAGTGCACTCATTGTAGCGGCTAGCCTATACCAGAATCGATACCTGAGGGAAGTGTCTTTACCCAAGGTTGGAAGTACAATTGACATAATAAGGCCGGCGTTCCATGAAGTTAGCACTGACGATGCARAGAAACCTTATCTTGACGCGAGCGCAGTAGTAGCGTTGGGTAGGGTTCATCAGTTGAATTGTTTCTTAGTGGCAAAGGATCTAATAGTGTCAGCGCAACATTCAAGTGAGAATGGGCTGAACTACGAGGAGGTGGTGATGCAGTACTTGAAGCAGGATGAAACTGTTATGAGTAGGATGGCTGAATGGTCATCAGGATTATCGCYGCWAGRSSCCACGAAGCAGATGAGGTGGATGGGGTGTCTTGACAGAGAAGATATACAGGATCTGAGTGCTATATCAATCTTTGAAGCACTATGGCTGTGTGATTCCACAACAAAGAGTGTAGAGAGAGGAGCCATTGACTGTCTGGTGAGGGGAAGGAAAGACATGATGCCGAGGAACGGATATATTGAGCTGTTGGACGAAGAAATGCGCAAATTTGGAGTGCGACTTGACAGGTCCAGGATACCATCTGGGGCCTTCTCAGTGCAACGAAGGAGTATATGCTCAATGAACAGGTGGGCTCCTAAGAAAAAGAAATGGGTTGAGAGTGATAGCAGCATGGTACAGCCTTGTGACTACGGTAAGTCAGGTAAGAAGGAGGAGGTGAGAAGAAAAAGATTTTCTGTTAACCCACAGTCAGGCGACCACGTTTGGGAAGTGCACTACAAGGCCTATGCAGAAAGAAAAGCGAAGGAAAGGACACCTACACCTTCTAGTTCGGATGTGGATGAAAGTCCAAAAAGGAGGTCTTTTGATGGGAAAAAGATTGTAGGGCTAGAGTTGCCACGCTTTCCTGGCCAGGTAGAGAGGAATGTGACTATGGTTGAGGTAAGAAGTAGTAAATTGGGAGCTTCGGAGTACGGTGAAATAAGTGACGCTGGGTCATCAGAAGTTGAGAGGATAGAGGCAGAGAAGCAAATGTTCGAGGAAGAGGAAGCACAACAGGAAGTAGAATTGGTGCAGATAGACAACGATGGAGCATTCGGAGAAGTGTTGAGAAAGAAGGGCAGCAAACAGAAGAAGAAAGTGAGTTACGCAGAATTCATGAAAGAAGAGAATCCAATTAATGATGAGCAGCAGGCAATACACGAAGGGAAGGAATACCACGGGGTAATAGATTGGTCATGGGACCCAGACACATTGTGGAGGATAAGGAACAGCAAGTCGGTAGGTGAGTTCTTAGATGATAAGGGCCTAAGCAGAGGGAGCACGATTCTTGGGCTCTCAAGAGAAGAATTCTTCGGAGAGGCAGTTAGGCACAGTCTGATAATGAAGCACCTAGATGTTACGATAGTGACATTTAAGGAGAGTATGACTAGAGTGCCTATGTATGCACTAGAAATGGCATTCGTGTCAGAAGTGGTATTCGGACTGAACGCCAGAGAAAGGCAGAATGAAGATAGCTTTGAAAAAGGCAAGCTGGGATTAGGTGACGCGTATGTGGCAGACCTTGTACACAAGAACGATATGGTGGCCGAGTCATTGTCTAAAGTTCAGAGAGAGAGGATCAATAGGCAATACAAGGCAACCAAGAGAGAGATAGCAAGGCTGAAGGAATTTAGTAGGCGATCTGTCTCAGGCTCTGATAGTTCTAGGGGTATTGTACAGTACTCAATAGAATCAGATGCAAGGTCAATCTAGCATGTTTATGCTAGATTGATATCCTAAGTGCGATGTGGGAAGGCTCGCATGAGGGACGGTGAGAAAATCACGCTATAGGGGCGTAGATTAGCGCA